CGCTGCTGGCGGCATGGCCGGGTCACGTGCACCTGTTCTGGCCGAACGCTGACGCCGGGCACACCGCGCTAGTGACCGAGTTCAAACAGCAGATTGGGGGGCGCGTGATGACGCATCGGAACCTGCCCCCCGAGCAGTACATGGCCTTGCTCGCCGGGGCTGCCGTGTGCGTGGGAAACAGCAGCTCGGCGATACGCGAGGGCGCTTACCTCGGGACGCCAGTCGTGGACGTTGGCTCGCGGCAGCGGCTTCGCGAGGCCGCTGAGAACGTGGTGCGCGTGCGTCACGCCGACGACCTGTTCCCGGCCATCCGGCACCAGCTGGAACGGGGGCGCTACCCGCGCTCGACGCTCTACGGTGACGGGCGGGCGGCCGAGAAGATTGCGACCGTGCTCGGGGGCGAGCTGCCGCCCGTGCAGAAGGAGTGGAGAGAATGGCGCTTCGTGTCCTAGGCCTCATCCCCGCGCGTGGCGGGTCAACCCGCGTGCCGCGCAAGAACCTGCAAGACGTCGGCGGCATGCCGCTCCTGGCTCGGGCGATGCTCCACTGCCGCGGGGCGAAGCTGCTCACGGACTGGCGCGTGAGCACGGACAGCGTGGACCTGGCGCTGGCCGCGGTCTACCTCGACGGCAACGTGCGCCGCGTGCTCAGCCGCAACAAGAGCGGCGGGGACGTCCCGGTCATCCTGGCCATCCAGGAGGCCATGGAAGACTTGCGGGATGCCGCCTTCGACGCCATCGCCCTGGTGCAGCCCACGAGCCCGTTCCGTGAGGCGAAGGACATCGACGAATGCATCCGGCTGCTGACGCCTTCGGTGCATTCGGTCGTGAGCGTGGACGCGCAGACGGGGAAGCGGAACGGGGCCGTGTACGTGACGCGGCTCGACATGCTCAGGGACGGGCTGGTCTTCAACGAGCAGAGCAGGCAGTACAGCATGCCGCACGAGCGGAGCATCGACATCAACACGCCAGAGGACCTGGCGGAGGCGAGACGGATGGCGAAGTGATGACCCTCCCCCGGGACGCCTTCATCCTGACCACGTCGCCGCGCGTCGCCGCCGAGGCCGAGGCGCGTGGCCGGCGCACCCTGCTACAGGGCAGGGACTGGAGCGACCGAATCGACCTGCGCGACCGCTTCTCCCAGCTCAGCCTGCGCGTTCCGTCCTGCGAGATTCAGGGCCCCGAGTGGCTCGGTGACCAGGCCGAGCGGATGTGCTCCATCGTCCACACCAACAACACCACCGGCACCCGAAGGGCTCGCCGCTGGGTGGAGCACCTGCTGCGCAACATCCCGCTGCTCGCCGAGCACCCGCCAGCGCTCCGCGACAACGCCCTGCGCGGGTGGCCTGCGTTCATCTGCGGGGCAGGACCCAGCCTCGACGCCATCACGCCCGGCATTCGCATTCTCGGCTACGGCGCAGGCATGGCTCGGAGCGGCGTCGTCCTGCGCGTCAACGCTGCCAGCCGGGCAGTGCAGGGGCATGTGACAGTGTGCGTCGAGTCGAACGACCTCCGCCACAAGCTCGCCGACGACGGTGCCATCCGGTGCTACGGCATGACCTCGCCGCCCGAGACGATGGCGCACGGGCGCGGGCCGCTCCGCCCGGTGTGGGTCGGGGAAAGCGCGTGGGTAATGGAGCAGCTCACGGGCATCGACCGGCTGCCCACGTCCGGCTCGGGCCTGACCTCGGCCATCATGCTCGCCGTGCGGTGGGGCTGCTCGCCCATCGTGCTGGTCGGAGCGGACCTCGCGTACCCGGGTGGGCGCGTCTACGGGGCGGGCACGGGGCTCGACGACCGCATCGGCGAGGACGGGCGCTACCGGTGGGGAAAGCGCAGCAGCGAGGCGCACAGGCCCGGCAATCCGCTGCCCGAGGAGGACGTGCTCGAGCGCGTCATGGCGTGGGGTGGGCGGGGCGAGGTGCTGAGCACGCCGCAGTTTCGGCACATCAGGCACTGGCTCAGCGCGGCCGCGGACAGCTTCGACGGCATCCGGTGCATCAACGCGAGCTCGGGCGGATCGCACATCCCGGGCTGGTCGGACGTGCCGCTCGACCGCGTGCTCTCGGGCATGCCGTGCAGGGTGACCGATGACATGGCTGGGATGGTGTCGGGATTCACATGGCCCGGCGAGTGGGCGCGCCAGGCTGTCTACCGCGCCGCCGACATGCTCGTGGATACGTGGGCGCTGCCCGACGTGCTCGGCCTGCTCGACGAGAGGCGCTCTGGGCCGCCGAGCCGCTGGCCGTGGGTCGAGGCGCGCATCACGCGGCGTCACCGCCGGCAGGTCTTGGCCATGCGCGAGCTGGCGCGGGAGAGCGTTAGGGCGCTGGCGGCGGAGGCGTGCGCGGCGTGACCCGTCTCGACCCCATCACCCGAATGGCCGCGGAGTACCTCGACGCGCTCAACAGGGAGACGCCGGGCGCCACGGTCTACGTCCCGCATGAGCCGACGCCACCGCAACGCGCGTTCCTCGGCCTGACTTGTCGCGAGGCGCTCTACGGTGGCGCGGCCGGTGGCGGCAAGAGCGACGCGCTTCTCATGGACGCCCTGCAACACGTACACGTTCCGAAGTACAGCGCCATCCTGTTCCGGCGCACCTACACGGACCTGGCGCTGCCCGGGGCCATCATGGACCGCTCGCACGACTGGCTCAGCGCCACCGATGCCAAGTGGAACGACCGGGACAAGACCTGGGTCTTCCCGAGCGGGGCGAGCCTGACCTTCGGCTACCTCGACGGCCCGCGCGACCACTACCGCTATCAGGGCAGCGAGTTCCAGTACGTCGGCTTCGACGAGCTCACCCAATTCCTCGAAAAGCAGTACCTCTACCTATTCAGCCGCCTGCGCAAGAGCGTGGACATCGACGTCCCGCTCAAGATGCGCGGCGCCACCAACCCCGGCGACATCGGTCACGAGTGGGTGAAGCGGCGCTTCCTCGAGGAGCCCGAGGGCCGGCAATTCGTGCCGGCGAAGCTCGAGGACAACCCGCACCTCGACCTGCACGAGTACGAGCAGGCGCTGGCCCAGCTCGACCCGGTGACCAGGCAGCAGCTACGCGACGGGCTTTGGGTGCGCGACACGTCGGCGCTGGTGTACTACGCCTTCGACGACGCGCGTAACCGCACCCGCGAGCTACCGGACATCGAGGGCGAGTGGTCCTACATCCTGGGCTGCGACTTCGGCGTCACCGACCCGACGGCCTACGTGGTGCTGGCGTTCAGCCGCTACCATGACACGGCCTACGTGGTGCGCTCCGAGCAGTGGCGCGACCTGCCGCCGTCGCAGGCCGCGGAGGTCGCGAAGGAGTGGGACAAGACCTACCACTTCGAGCGCATAGTCGGCGACACGGGCGGGCTCGGCAAGGCCTACGAGGCCGAGTGGCGCCAGCGGTACTACCTGCCCATGCACGCCGCGCAGAAGACCGACAAGCTCGGGTACATCAAGCTGCTCAACGGCGACTTGTCGAACGGGAAGCTGCGCATCCTGCCTGGCAACGACGAGCTGCTCCGCGACCTCCGCTCGCTCGCGTGGGCAGATGACAAGCACCTGAAGGAGCACCCGGCGCTGCCGAACCACCTACCAGACGCGCTGCTCTACGCCTGGCGTGACGCGCGGCATTGGGACTGGGAGGAGGCGCCCAGCGACCACTTGGTCGTCGAGCTCGCCGCGCAGATGGAGGCGGAGCGCACACGCAAGGCGCGCATCATCGAACGCAATCGCCGCATGGCGAACGAAGACGACAACGATTGGATACTCGGAGAGACATGATGGTCAGAGCAACGAGCATCGGATTCGCTCGCCCGGTGAGCACCATCGGGTGGGGCGGTGACAAGGCGCGGACCACCATCGTGGGGTCTGACGCCGACATCGCCATCGACCTGGACGCGCGCGTCTGCTACGTGCGCCCGCAACGCGGCACCGGCATCGTGGTGCCACTGGAGAACGTGACGCAATGGACGCCACAGCCCGAGCCAGAGCCGAAGCCCAAGACCTCCAGGGCTTGATGCGAGAGCATGGCGCCATGGTGCGCCGCCACATCGCCCGCAGGGTTCGCGACCCCTCGCTGCGGGAGGACATCGAGCAGGAGTTCTGGTTCGTTGTCCACCGCATTGCGCCCGAGTTCCGCGGCGACAGCCGGGTCAGCACCTGGCTAGTCGGCGTGCTCGCAAACGTGGTGCGCTCCGGGCTGCGCCGCGAGGTGCGACGCTCGGCGCGCGAGGAGCGCATGCGTGAGCCTCGAGACTACGCCCCGCCCACCGACGAGGTCGCCGACCACGCCAGGACGCTGCGCCGACTCCGCGCCGCGCTCAAGGGCCTGCCGCCGAAGCGCCGGGTGGCTGTGCTGCTCCATGCCGTAGACGGGGCTGCCATGACGGAGATTGCCGGCATGACGGGGCAGCCCGTAGGCACGGTGAAGAGCGGCCACTTCTACGGGCTGCGGGTGGTGCGGAAGTGTCTAAGCTGACGGTGCGCGCCCCATGCGGATGCGTCTGGCTGAGACACGCGCGGACAGTGGTGTGCGGGACCGAGTGCGGACACGGGGCGCAGGGGACCGCGATGGCGCACCCGAGCATGCCGCTGACTGCGGTTTGGTACTGGGATTGTGAGTGGGACGCGATGGTGAAGGGACTGCGCGTGGCGAGTGGCGATTACAAGCTGGTTAGGTTCCGCTACTTTTCGAGGCTTGCGTGTCTGAGCTGACCTGCTCAGGCCGCGGCCGGCACTCCTGCCAGGCGACCGGCAACGTCTACGCCCACCAGCCTCCGGGCTCGGCGGTCGAGGATGCCCTGGCCTGCTGCGACTGGTGGCTCGCGTGGTACGCCAAGCTCCCGTGGTGGCAACGGATTCTGCCGCGCTGAACCTGTGAGCCCCGGACGGCGGCTCATGGGGTGTGGGACCTCCGTCAGACGTCAGCCGACTGGACGAAGTGCTGCGATGCTTGGCGAGTCATGGGCTTGCGCCGCAGCGCGTGACCGTCGGTGACGTCGATGTCGTCCTAGCCACAACCCTCCCCCATCCCCGGGACGACGCCCACACCTACGAACGCGCCGAGACTGCCGAACAGCGCGCCAAGCGTGAGCAGGACGAGTTCGACGAGCTCATGTACGCGAGCTCGGAAGGGGCGCGCTTCTCGTGAGCGAAGACCTCCGGTGGTGGAAGGGTGACCAGCGGCATTCCCGCGTCACCACGCTGGTGAAGGGCATCCAGGAGCGCAACAGCTACCGCCGCGGCGCGAACCTGCACCATCTGCGGCTCTACTCGGACAAGCAGGTCACCGGCCTGACCGGCTCGAGCTACGCCCGGGCTGCGGCCTGGTCGCTCGAACGCAAGCCGCGGCTTGCGCTGAACATCGTGCGGTCGTGCATCGACTCGGCGACCAGCCTCATCACGAAGGCGCGCCCGCGTGCCACCTACCTCACGACCGGCGGCGACTTCGACGCCCAGCAGCGGGCGAAGAAGCGTGAACGGTTCGTGTCGGCGCTCTGGCACCAGAATCAGGCCTACGCGCTCGGTCAGAAGGCGTTCAAGGACGCCGCCATCTTCGGGACTGGGCTCATCAAGGTCTGCCGAGAGCATGGCCGGGTGAGGCTGGAGAAGACCTTCCCGGGCGAGATTCTGGTGGACGACTCCGAGGCCATCTACGGCGAGCCGCGCTCGCTGTTCCAGGTCCGCGTCGTGGACAAGCTGGTCCTGAAAGAGCTCTACCCGTCGAAGGCGAAGGAAATCGAGGACAGCCAGCCGCCCGACGCGCGCATCTTCGGCCGCGGCCACATCGCTGACATGCGGGTGGTGACCGAGGCGTGGCACCTGCCCTCGGGCCCGGAGAGCGGGGACGGCTGGCACGGCATCTACAACGACACGGCCACGCTGTTCGAGGAGGAGTACTGCCACGAGGCGTTCCCGTTCGCCGTGTTCCGCTGGAACGAGGACCCGCTCGGCTGGTGGGGCACCGGCATCGCCTACGAGCTGACCGGCATCCAGTTCGAGATCAACCAACTCCTGCGCGCTGCTCAGGTGGGCATGTACC